AAGTAATTTCTTGAACTTGCTCTTCTGCCTTTACTCGTTCCTCTGGAGTGATCTCTGCTCCACGCCTTGCTTTTTGATAGACCAGAAGCAGTGGTGCCTCTGTCTCTACGGCTGAGTGATCTACGGTCTTGGCTTTTGTCTCTAGGTACGTGGCAAATGCCTGCATGAAGTCTTCAGTCGTAGCACCACCTGGCAACTGTGCTCGTTGCTGAGGAGTCAGTTCACTTATCACTCTCCTCACGATCTCTGCCTCTCTGACTGCCTCGTCAGGACGTACTGCCGGGATGTCCTCTGACAGGTCATCTAAGTACGTGACTCCTGCATCAGGTTCCTCTGAACCTCTTGCGATAGGTTCTACCTCAACTGACCTGCCTGCCGCCATCTGCTTGACTGCAGTATCTACCGAAGCTACGTGTCTTTTCTTTCTGACGTATTTCACACCATCAGCAACTGCTCCACCGCCAAGATGTAAGATAGAGCCGCCAATTGTACCAAAGGCAATGTTCGTCAGTGAATTAAATCCTGAGTACTCTGCTTGCTCTTGTTTGTGAGCAGCGTAAATAAGTGGTTCTAAGGCAGTAGATCCATACAGACCTCCTAGTGCACCGGTGACTGCTCGTCTACCGTAGCGACTGCCTTGCCATCCTAACTTGGCAAGAACCTTAGATGCACCTAAGGGTGGTACAAACATTAAAGGTAGTGCAATAGGGTCTAAAATACCGACGGCCAGCTCAATTCCAAATCCTGCCCACCACTGTCCTCCCTTAGCACGTTCTAAGATATAGTTGTAGCGAAGCTCTTCTTGCTTTCTTTGATGTAAGACGTGTGCCTCTAGGTTACTGACTGGCTCGTGAAACTGAAGGTGGCCCTTGATGCCGTATTTAAGGTTTGCTTGCTCTGCAGGTATATTCTCGACATCTGACTCTTGAAAATCAGGATAATTATCGAGGTCTATAAAAGGAACTTTGTGGGCAGTCCTGGCACCTTTTAACAACCAAGCAGACTTTTCGGAAAAAACACTTTCACGCTCTTCTTGAGAGGCATCAGCATATTTTCTAATTCGTTGAATTTCAGATATACGAGCAACTGAGTCAGTACCGGTCCAACGCCAGCCCCTTGTTGCGGCGGCATCTACGACCTGCTCGTTTGTCGGTGACAAGAAGTCTAGGCCGTAGTTGTCAAAAAATTGACTGCCTTTAGTCTTATTTTGAAAGGTGAGTCCTGCCATTATTTAGAAGACGACATGAATTTATCGAACTTAAATTCTAAAACTTTTAACTTGTCTTTTTCTTTAAACTTGACAGGGTAGAGCATTCCCTCGTCGCCAAGTGGTACGACAAGCATAAGACCGTCACCGGTGTCATTCATCACTAGCTTGCCATCATTTTCAACGGCTTTAATAAAAGTCTCACGGCCCATCTCCTCTGAGTTTTGCAAGGCGTAAGAAGAACCTGATGGGATGTGAATATTAGGATTGTCATCAAAAAATTTTTCAATGTCGTCAAACCACTCAGCGGCGTTTTCTGCGACAGTGTCAGGATTAATTGGGTCCCCGTCCTCTGTCTGCATGTCAGGCGTGATGTAAAAATTAAGGTTGTCAGTATTCATAACAGGAAAGTAATCTTCGTTGACAAGAGTTATTGAACTTGACATCATGCCGGTAATTTTTTCAATTGCAGAATCTTCGTTATCTCCGTTTTGAACTCGTATTGCAACCATCTTCGTAAAGGTATCTACCAAGAGTGAAACTTCGTTTATGCGATGGGTCATGTTACCGTGGAATGCTTCAAAGTACGGTTTTAACTGGGTAATGGTTTTGTTACTAACGGCGTTGTAAGTACTGCCAGCACCGGATGTGCTTGTAAAAAAATCTTTGAGCTTTTTTTCATCGACCCTCATTGCCTCGGCGTACTCAGTCATAAACATAGAGTTAGGGATTGATCCCAGGAAGCCATAATTTGCATCAAGACCATTTTTCATGCTGGTCAGCTGCTTCCAAACTTCAGGATAACTATCCCCATATTTGTCTCGTAAACCCTTCATCTGGGCAATCAAGTCATCTCCTGAGCTTGCCCTTTGTACTGTGTCAATAACGGTCTCGGCCTGCGCGTTTGTCAACAAAGGCCTGTGGTGCTTTGGTTGTCCAATGGCATCATAGTGAGCATACAATATTTCTTTTTTTTCATTAAAATCAATATCGTTATTGTAAAACACGCTTGCAAAACCCCCGGGACCATCGTCAACCTCGACTGCATGCTGTACAGGATCCTCTGATCTAAGTTTTAAGGTAGCAGTAATCCGAGCCTGTGCTCTCTCAATTGCTGCCTGCATCTCAGCACTGTCTAACTTTGCTTTTTCACCTTCTTGCGTTATTTTTAATTCTTTTATAAAAGCATCTCGTACGTTAGTATTTTTGACAGCATCACGAAGCAAGGTCATTGTTGGAGCAACATCCTTAGTAGCAATCTCAGACTCAAAGAATTTTACTAGACCAGCTGTGGTCATCGCAACTCTTTCTCGTGATTGAAAGTCAGCAAAAGCTGCGTCATGCCTCTTTTGTACTCCAGGAAATAGTGCTAGCCTCTCGTTTCCTAAGGCACCGCCAAAGCCCATAGCAAAAGTTTGACGAGCTGCTCCGGCTGCAAATGACTGCTTATAGTCACCGCCGTCTCCTCCTGCAGCAATATTTGTCAGGTAGGCTGTAGCGTTATTTTGTACAGTGGCCACGTCTTGCTCAAGCCTGCCAGCAGATTTTCTAAGTGCCTCGTCCCGATACTGAGAGATAAGATTAGGATCTAAGCCTTTCGTAGAACCAAATGGCTTATCTTTATATTTGCCTTTACCCTCGATGTGTAGATAGACGTCAAACGGATTTTCTGCTAGACGAGCATCAAGATGAGCACGAAGCATCTCTTGTTTTTTCTCATTACCAATCTTTTCTAAATTAGCGGAATCTAAGAAGACACGACCTCCATACTTTTGAGCTTCTTCGTCGTCTATCTTGCCTTCATCAATAAACTGCTGAAGTGCCGTTAGCTTACCATTTAACTTAGTATGGTCTTCTGCAACCTCGGCTACCCAGCCGTCTAGTATTCTCTCTGCCTGATTATATCTTGCCTGTACTCTCAGCTCTGCTTCAAACTGTATTCCTTCTAGTTCAATGCTGCCACGCTGTTTTGCAAGATACTCGGACCACATCTGCTGTGCATACTTGTTAGGTGGATTGTAGATCGCTTTTCCGGCAGTATCTTTTTCATTTTGATGAGTTGTAAACCAGTTAAGACGCTGTCGAGAAAAACTGTTTTCACCTAGGTTTTTGGTGTCTGCGTCAGTAGCATAATCATCAGCGTCTTGATCAATCTCAAGATCTCCACTGTGTCTTGCAGAAGCAGCTTCAAACTTAGATGCGTTTTCATACAGCCACAGTCTTGCATCATTCTTTTCTTGGCGTTCTTCTTCTTGGCTAAGCTTACTGACAACAGTTCCTGCGGCTCTAAAGAGGCTGTCAGCTGCTTCTGCCTGTGCTTGAAACACCGAAGCGTCTGCCCTACTCTTTCCTGCTTCTAGGGACGCACCTGACAGAGCAGACGTGTCTAGGCCGACTCTTCCTTGGTATGTTGGTATTCTTGCCATATTATTATATTGCTGCAAATATCTGACCAGCTCCGCTAAGTACGGTTCCAGCTGCTTTATACTGTGCTGCGGCTTGTGCTGATGCACCACGATACCGGGCAATTTCTGCCTGGTCTCTCATTGTATCTGCCTTGACCTTAGCATTATACAGGATTGTAAGTCTGTCGCGTTCGCCTTCTACGGCAGACTCCCGCATGACATCCATGGCGGATCCGGACATCGTGACCCCTGAAGCTGCATACGCCGCTCTACCGGCACCTAAGACTTTTTTAACTTTCATGTTGTGTCGAAAAGCAGTGTAGTCCCCCATCTCCTCGACTCTGTCAGCATTCTTTTCTAAAAGATCACCCTCAGCGTTTCCTGCTTTTCTTGCAGCCGCTCCTGCGTCAAGCTGGCCTTTGGCACTTAAAAGTGCTCCGGCCCCCATAGCAATTGCTGCTCCGATTATTAAAGGACCTGGCATTATCTCTCCGACATATTAATAGAGTACATGATTGCTAATATTGTACACGGTAATGGGTCATCATGATGTATAAAAAAATCAAACCTGCGATCAGGATTATTTTTAAGCAAGACCCTCTTGTCACCGGTAAACAACGTAATTGAGTCCATGGCATGTGCCGGCAGTCTAAACGGAATCAGCTCAAGGTCAGATTCGCTAGTGCCAAACTTAAGGTTGTACGTGTCAACAACCCTGAATGTCAATCTCTCAACTCGCCTTGTCTTACCTTGTGACGGTCCTAAATCTGTTGCAACCTCAGGATCTAGCGTCTGTACCCTAGCAGTGTACGGTAGACCCACAGAGGCACTTGTTGCAGACACGTCAAGACTTATAGAACCACCAGACACGACCTTGTCAGGATGAGCTGCTCCGTTAGCAAGTACTGACACAGTCTCTCCCTCAAGGTGGCCTAGTCCTGTAAGTGACGTGACAGCACCTCCTGAATAAGCAAGACCTGAGTCTACAAAAAACGAGTCAACCGAGGTATCTCCTGCGTTTGTATCAAAGTTTTGTTCTAAGAATTCTACGTACTGCCGCTCCATCATTTTGACAGTATGCGTGCCTGAGCCTGCGGACGTAATATTTATTGCTCCAGCACCAACGGTAAGCTCTACTTTAAAAAAATTTGTCTCTACGTCTCTAACGTAATAATTTGTACTTAATGAAAGACCTGCAGGTAACGTTCCGGTAGTAGTGAATTGAACCTTAGTTCCAGCTGGCAGGGCATGGCCGTCAAAGCGTATTTTGTCGTTTGTGTGGTCAGGTACAGTCACTGTGCCCTTGTCAATGGCTCTTGACACAATCATATACACTTGGTCGTGGGTCTCGTCAATACTTGGGATTGTAGCAAGCGACTTAACTGCCACGTTACTACCACCGATTGTGTGTCTTGCCCAGGCAACCACGTCTTGGTCTCTCTCGTAAGTCATACTGCGCAGACCGCCATCTGCTAATCTTACGTAAATCAAATTATCAGGAAACTTTGCCAATGCTAGCTGTTCTATGCTGGTACCTGCAGCAGTGTGCTCTGCGATCAGTGTCATGTCAGGTGAGATGTAGCCTTGAGCAGCCGCTGTATATGCAAATTCTCTGATCCGTCTCTTACTGCGATCTACGTAAAGTGTCGACTTCCCTGAACCTACTGGCTTTACTGCACCTACACCGTCAGTAGTTTCCCGGTTTACAACCACGTTTGTTGGTGTAATGGCAACGTTGTCTTCTCCGGAGCTCATGATAAAAGGACCACTTGACGTGCCAAGCTGTAAATTTTTACTACTGAACAACCATCGGATAGCGTTTACCTGGTCGGTGGCAAGTGTAAAATTAAGTCCGTGTGAATCAGTGACCGTGCCATCTCTGTCGTTTGGACTAAAATTTTCATAATCCCCAGAACGTGAGGCCCAGACTGTGTTTGGTTGTGCAGACGTGTTGGCAAAGAAAAGACGGTCTTGAAAGAATACTGCGTGACTAGGCCAACCAGTTGTGTCACTCCAGGCGCCTAGCTGCCACTCAACCGTCGCGGTACTAGAGCCTGAAGCTTCCCACTGATGAGTTGCTACGTCAGCTTGGCAAAACAACCTGACTGTTACTGAGGTAGTACCTCCAACTGCAGTAATCTTAGCAGCTCCATACTTATTATCAATAAAAATTCTAATAGGTCGTCCGACGTCTGACGAGACAAAGCCGCTACCTCCGTTGATACCAGTAACAGCACTTGCTGTGATTGTGACATCAGTAGAACAGTTTGCTGTGTGACTACTAGGATACATGGTCGTAGAGGTTACACCCGTGTTTAGATCTAAGTATGGCCCATCATACGGGTCTAGATCTGAAAAAGTCCACGTGGTGTGAGCCGTACGACTAAGTTTTTTTGGAATGTAGCTAGGATGGCACAAGTACAAGACGTCCGCACTTTGAACGTAGTCTATCTGGTCTAAGTCAGTAGACTCGTATGGACTACTGATCTCGTATACAGCGCCGCCTCCTGTCAGTATCTGGCCTTCGTCTCGGTAAAACCTGCAGTACTGATGGCCAAACTCTATGATGTAGGCCTGTGTAGTACTAAAGACAAATGGTATGAGCCTAGTATTTTTAGATGAGTCCTTGACCTCTGCTACAAACCTAGTACCAGATCTCTTTGTGATTCCACCGTGTGGAAAGCACAGGAAGTTATCACAGAGGGCTAAACTGTTCTGGTACTTAGTGAGGTCGACACGTCCAAGAAGGCGTGGACTAATTTCACCACCGGTAAAATTAGCTTGAATGGGCGTGGCCATGACTAGAACCTCGGAGGAGTACTTATATTTTCTCTATAAACACCTAGCCTTGATTCGAGCCAGTAGTCTGTGTCTAAGATGTCTTGTGAGTTTTCTTGTGCATCTACGAACTTAGCTTCTCTGATCTTAAGCTCATACATACGCTGCATGGCTTCCATTGCCGACATGCTCTGAAGCAAGGGCTGTGCTAGATCAGCAGCTAGTCTTGCGGTAAGGGCTTCTACAAGAAGTGTGTCATACTTCGTGACATCTGTCTCAAGAGCCGTGTACTTAATATTTAAGGTGCTGTCATTAGATAAGATAAAACCATTTTCAAGCTGGTACTCGTCGACTGGTTCCTCTAACGTCAGTAGTCTTAAGTAGTCTGCTGGCAAGATATAGCGATACGTGTACTCATACACAGGTGCCGTGGCATCTTGTGCAAGAGCTGCTCTCTTAGTAAGACAGTTCCAGGGATGTGCTCTAAATACAGCGGCCCTAGTATTGTCATACAACAAGTTTGCTGTAGACGCAGGCTTCGAGGTGTCAGACAAAGATGTAATTGACTCGACACCCAGAAGTGCTAATGACCTGTTGACCAGGTCTATGTTAGCTGTGGCTGTTGCCATTACTCACTTTTCTTAGCAGCTTTTTTAGGAGCGTTCTTATCTTTCCAACCTTTTTTAACCAGGTCTTTATGCTGTGCAGAATCTTTGACAACTTCTTGCTCATTGCCTTCTTCTTTTACGAGAATCACTGTTGACATATTTTCCTTGTGTGAAGGGGATCCGAAGATCCCCTGTTGAGGATCAATCGACTACATAAACAATGTAGCCGGCAATCACGTCACCATCTGCCATAGCAGCAGCTTGTGAGGTTGCTCGGATCAAAACTCCGTCTTGGCTTTCAAAGACGTATGTACCACCAAGTGCCTTGGTAGCAGCAAGAGCGCCTTCAAAAGTAAAATAACCTACCGTATCTACGTCTAGGTTATCAACCAATCCGTCAGGATCAGCGGCGATTGTATCACCTTCAGTCCCTGATGCGCCGGAAGTGTAAGCATCCCAGCCAAGATCTAAGTTTGCTGAACTAGTAGTCCAGTTTACATAGACTCTTGAGAGAGCCAAGATCATTCTTACTTTCCCGCCGGGGAGTTTGCAAAGAGCTACCGAATCTCCAGAACTACCGGAGCCGGATTGCGTGTGTTTGAAATACTTGATGCGCATCCGACCGTGATCTTCAGTAGGCTGATTCATCACAGGAGGAGTTGCGACAGTATTTGCGTACTCGGTACTATTTTGACTGGCCATATTGTCTCCTTATTCAGCGCATTTGATTTCGACGATCTTCTTTTCTTCCATTCGAACAGCGCCAAATGAAGCGGAGCAGTAGACCTGTGTTGCATTGCGCTTATCTCGACGAGGACCAATGTCCACGTTGATGTCTTGACCAACTGCAAGCAGCAATCCAGACTTAGTATAAGCTAATACACGGCGGTATGAACTAGTGTCCGTACCAACAAGTTCTGTCCTGACAAACTGAAAGCCAAGGAAAGAGTTAATCTCTCCCTGAACCAAGGCTCGTACTGTATTAAAGTCAGCACTTGTCACGTCAGTTGTCTGCAGAAGATCATTGACTTGCTTAGCAGTCACAAGGCAATAGCGAGCTTCACTTGGATCGTTTTCAGCGGCATCCAAGAGTTCCTTCGCCTTGCGCAACTTACCAATGGTAAGACCTGAGTTTGTAGCACCGCCAGATTCTACGTAGTTCACAGCAATTTGATTGCCTGCTAAAAACGTAGCACTGCCAGAGCCTGTCTTACCGGTAGAAGCAGTTCCGGTGGCTGCCTCAATAATGATCTCGTCCATCTTACGGCCAAGTGCAAAAGCAGCATTTTGCGCGTAAGGTGAAGTGGGATCCATGAGAAGTCGAATCCGGTCTGTTCTGTCAATCAACTCAGCCCAATCAAAATCGCGAAGCGAGACGCGTCTGCGATCGTGTGGTACTGTAACGAGTGGAGTGTCTTGATGACGCCCCGTCACCTCCTGGGCAGCAGTAGATCCGATTCGATCGTAAAAGTCAAATTCAGCACTTTGAGTTTCTGATCTGACAAACGGGCGAAGCCGCGACCCTTTTTGCTGCAGGAGATGTTCTACGTTGGCACGGTACTGTTGTACAAATGCCGTTGTTATTTGCGTAGACATAGAAAAAATCTCCGTTAGTTTAGTTTAAATTATAGGCTACCCTTACGGACCTGACTGCCACGTTTATAGTCGAGCGGCATAAGACTCGGACGGACAAAAGTCCGCTCCCCAGTTCAATATAGCTAAAAAAATATTTTTTTAAAACATTTTTATGACGCTACTTCCTCAGGATAAGCAAATTGATACAAGTCCTGCATCTTTATTACTGCTTGCTCGTGCCCTGGTTCTTCGCTATCATGGTATTGCTTCATGAAGTTTTGGTCACCGGTCAAACGGCCAATCTCCTGTTTTGCTGAGTTAGGTGTCAAGGCAAATCCTTGAGAACCCTCACCGGTCATTGCTCCTGATTCTGACATCTGTGCTCCTGCGTTAGCCAGCATCCTGACAATTGCTGAGTTGTCACCTTGCCCTGATTTTTCTAACCACTCTAAGAAAGGTTTACCACCAAACTCCTCAGCGGCTCTCTTTGCCAGTGCTACCTTTTGATCAAATGCTCGGCCAAACTCTTTTCTAAGTTCTTCTTGAGATGCCTCTTGGTCTGCTTGTGCTTGCTCTACTAACGAGTCGTATTGACCGCCAATCATATCCCAGTAGCCATCAATGATCGACTGCGCCTGTGTTTGAGAAAGTCCTGCCTTGTGCATGATCTCTTCCATACCAGCTGCTGCTGCCGGATCAAAGTCTACACCTTCTCTTAGTTCAGGCTGCTTAAGCTCATATTTTTCAGGACGACCCAGCTTTTCGTAAAAATCATTCCACTCGTCGTCTGTTGACTTATCGCTTGGCATGACAATCTTGTCAGCACCAATCATCTTTTGTGCATGTACGTAAGACTTTGCCAAAGAGTTGACATCTTTTATATCTGACAGGCTTGGCTCAGTCTTGAGACTCTCTTCAATTGAATCTAACCAATCTGAGCTGCCCGTCTCTACCGGTGCATCGACCGGTGCTTCTACGGACCCAGTTTCTTCAGTCATACTGTGATTGCTGTGTGAGTTGATAAATCTCTTGAGCGTCTCGGTTAACAAACCGTAAGATACTCAAGACGAGTCTACGCATACCTTCTCGATGTGCAGACTCTCCAGGGTCACCTGTGACATAGGTTGACTCATTTACATGGCCAATCTTGCACAGATGTTCCAAGACTCGCTCGCCGTCTTTATTATTAAAGACTGCTTTGTACGAGTCATGAAGCTCTGTCAGTGTGTAACTATCCTGCGGCATTACTTAGCGATTGGTTTGCAGCACCCAGGTCTTTAATCTGTGCTGCCTGTGCGTTTGCTTGTTCTTGTTCCATCATGGCTTGCTCTTGCTGTGCCCGCTGTTGACGTTGCTGTGCCATGCTTTCCATGTTAGTCAAGGTCATCATCGGTGCATCTAACGTGCTGTGTGCCCACCTGAAAGTTGCATCAAAGTCTAGGTTGTCTAGCATCTCAGGCTTTAAGTTTGCCAGAGGCACCATCTGCTCTAGGAATCTAGACAAGTTAAACACAAGCTGTGCTTTTTGTGCTCGTGCAACCGGGGTCACATAGTCTACGGCAAGCTGCTGGCCCTCAAACTCAGTGGGTGCCATGGCTAGTTGACCACGCCTCGTGAGTATATTAAAGACACGGTCTATCATGGGACCAAGAAGCTCTGACTGCAAGCGTCCTACCATCGGGCCCATCAGCCTCATCTTCTCTTCCTGACGCTGCAGTACCTCAGTTGCAGTCATCTGTGGACCCTCTCTGAGTTGCAGCCAGTCAGTGTGAAATGTCTTAGTGATATGCTCCCGGCGTGATTCTATGTAGTCAAGACCAATATCAGGCCTAGAACCAGTGGTCAGAGGCTCTACCCGGTCATTTGTGCCAGACCTGTAGTAGTTAAGACCTCCCGGGATGGTCCTGAGTGGCAAGATAAAACCGTCATCTGGTACAAGCAAGGGTGGATCAGTTGCCTTTTGGGCAGCCCGGATGGTCGTCTTCATCATCTCGTTGACCATCTTAATGTCTGGCAAGCACATCATTGCCGGAGACCTGCCATAGACTTCGCCAGAGGTCTTGCTCCAACGTGGTACCATGTAAGGAAACTCCATGAAGCCGCTCTCTTGCAGCATGAGCTTCTCTTCTACCAAGACATAGCAAGACTTGAATGGCATCTCAAGTGCGTTTCGCTTGTCTGGGTTGACAGCTGTCTCTCGTGGTTCAACTGCGTGCAAGCACGTAAACTCCTTAAATGGCTGCTTTTCTGCTTGTTCAACTATCTTTTCAGGTAAGACTTCGCCATAAAGCTCTACTAACTGTCTTGCCGTGTGCTTATATTTACGATATAAGGTGTCAATCACACCCTCAGCGTTCTCTGAGACATAGCACTCAGCCAAGTGAAAGCTTCTGAAGTTGACTGCCCTGCCAGGTTTGTCTTCTATATATAAGACTGCCGTACCGTAAGCACCAAGGTCTAGGTACAGCTCGTGGATTGCTGTGACAAAGTTGGTCTCAGGAGAAGAAAATACCTCGTCAAACATCAGGTCAACTGTGCCTTGCAGCCAAGCTCTCAATGGTTCTGACTCAGGGGACCCAGGGACACGGAGACTAAACCACCTCTCAGCAGCATTCGTCAAGTGACCATGCAGTCCAGATGCTAGCTGCTCGTTGGCTAACGGAGCAGTCGAGTCAAAGACCTTGTCAAATCTCTGGTTTGATCCTCTAGACTTGACTGCAGAAAAGTCACCTCGCCGGGGGTTGACGTAATCCGTGCAGTCTTGCCAGAGCTGTTCCCAGATGGACCTGCGGTCCTCTAGCTGCTCAGACCGTTGCAGCAGTTTGGAGACTTTGTCGTTTATCAATATTGACCCATTGGTTCAGAAAATGACCCAAGCATCCGGCGTCGGCGTATGCGTTCCATGTTCATACCTCCCATGGCACCTGCCAGGATGTTTGCTTTTCTACCTCGCCTGGCGTACTTCTTAGTGACCTGAGTTGCCGCGTTACCTGCGTCCACTTCAATCTCTTTTTCAGGATCTTCTATTTCCTGAGGCTGTGTCACAGGCTTAGGTTTTTTTGGTATACTAGAAGACTGTAGCTGTGATTTTCTTTTTTTACTGCCCCCGGGAAGTTGATTAAAGATAGCATCAACTGTACTTCCAACTATTGTTCCTGGGCTAAATGAGACCGGTCCACACATATCAACTCCTTTTCATAAAGTTGTGTCCTGTAAATTTATAGCCAAGTGCCTCGTAAAGTTTCTTGCTCATCTCAGACTTTATACCTGTTGACGTGCCTGGCCTTATCTCCTTGGCTCCCATAGACTTTGCCCACGACTCAAAATTCTTGACTAACCTTACAATTGTGTAACCACCGCGTCTCTCGGGTTCCACGTACATCAAAAAATCGTGTGCGACAAGGTCTTTTGAGAAATAGTACTGCGTGATATAACCGGCGTAAACAGCAAAAATGTTTTTATTCGAATCAAAGGCACCTTGAACGTAATAAGCATCGTGATTTATCCACTGCTCTACGTTGACGGCGCAATGATCATCATCAAACAGGACCTGTGAAAAGCTAGATTCTTTTACTATCTGTCTAACTAATCTTACAACATGGACAACATCTGACTTCTCTATGTCTCTAATATGCGTCAAAGATCCCGTATTCAAGTTCTGCTTGTCTTGGCAAGTTAGAAATCTTCTTGTTAATCCGGTCTCTCACACTCAGTGCCAGGTACCGCATGGCGTCTGCCGGGTGACTGGTCCAGTCATGCAAAGGTCTGTCCTTGTAGGCCTTCAGCTTCTCATCATAGTCTTTTCTATACTGCCTCAGGGCCTCAATCAAGTGGCTGCACTTGTCCTCGTCAAAGTAGCACCTTGGCAAGATGGACCTGACTGCCTCGATGCCGTCGTCAATCCTCAGGTTGGCCGCGACCCTGAACCTGACCCCGAGCTCCCTGGCAATCTCTAACCTAGATCTGCCAGTACTGAAGTCTCTGACCTGGATGTCGTGTGGCGCGTAGTGGTCACCATATACGTATTCTTTCTCACGCAGCACCTTGATATAATGTGCTAGGCCCTCGCCTTGATTTTCATAATAATCGATGATCCTGATCTCGTTGCCTTGCAACTGAAAGAACAAGATGACTGTCGAGTCACCGACACCTAGGTCCCAGGACGTGTGTACGTCTAACAAGGGTTCGTAAGGAACCTTAGTAATATGCTTGTCTGCTAACAGCCGTGCCATCGCGTTACCATAGTATGCCCCTACTAGCGGAGCATCAAACGAACAAAAGAACTCTTGCTCGATCATCTCCTCTGGCATTCCCGCCGCGCGTTCCTCGTCAACTGCTGACATGGGAATGGCTCGAGTGTCCTCCACCGATAAGACTTGCTGAAACCACGTCTCATTCCTCTTGGCAATGTTCAGAAGATCATAACCATGATTGCGACCCCTGGCTGTAAAGATAAATAATGCCCAGCCGTCGTTCTCGGCAAGGATTGGTCTGATGTAGTCCCAGGCTCTGGGATCTTGGACGGAGTACTCAGAAAAGATGACACCGACTGGGTTTGCTCCTATCAGCCGGTCGACGTTGTCAGTGCCTACCACCTGGAAGATTGACCCATTCTTCAGTGTCAACCGCATCTCGGTGTTGTTCTTGGCTTCGACTAACTCTTCTGGAAAGTGATTAAGAAAAGCACGGCCGTCCTTGGTCATGCCGTCCCAAGCAATCTTGCGACCTTGGTTGTAGGTAGGAAACAAGTGCCAATACAGGCCCGGACGCTGCAATGCTGAGACCACGGCCCAGTTGATACTGCACAAGTCTTTGCCGGCACGACGGTGCCAGACACAGACTGCTCTCTTACCTCCGCCCTCTAAAAACTTCCAAAGCGGCAACTGATATGGCCTGGGTCTCCAGTCAACTGGAACCCTGAGCTTCATCCTCTTCTATATCTGAAAACTTGACGATGTCAATTGAGATGTTGCCGTCAACAGAAGCTGTCATGTCCACGGCTTTTCTCTTAGGTGCCACGTACTGTGCCAACTCCTTGTAAGCCTGAAGCTTCAACTCCTGACTTGACGTCGGATCGTTGGCAATCGTGACCATGCCCTCAATAGGATCGCAGTCTAGCTCAGCTAGCCGGTCCATTATCTCTTGGGTCCTCTTGTTCTTTGCACCTTTTGGTCTGGCCATTATCTCCTTGGTGGTTTACCGTACGGTTTTGGTTTCTTCCTCATTTTTTCTTAGCAGTCTTAGCAGACCTACGAAAGTCAGCAGCAGACGGAGCCCCCTTGGCCCCAGCCTTACGCATCGTCTCACCAGAGCCTGCCTTTATTCTTTTTCTTTTAGCGTGAATATTGGCATACAGACCTTTTTTTGCTGGCATCGTACCTCCTTTAAGTTGCTTTTGTATAAATATAACAGTATCCGACAAATTTGTAAACTATCAAAAATAATTGTGGAACTATATTGGAGTATTGTATTGATTAGACGCCTCATTTTGGATTTTTTGACAATTTTAAAAATTCTCTTATATATACTAATAATTGTCAACCTATTTTATCCGTTTTAAGAATCTTGGCCCGCGGAGCGAGTAGGTAGGCGCTTTTTGGGCCAGCCGGGCGATTTTTGGCCCCCGGGGCGCCATTCCGGGTCCCCGCTGCAAAGCTTTTTGTTGTGTTCCTAGGCACACGGACCGCGATTCCCGCGCACGCGGCCGAGCTCTGTTGTCACTGGCACAAGCGAAAAAAATCGGTGATCATGGTCACAGCAACAGGGATAAATGGTAGTTTTTTATGAATCGACGAACGATATGGTTCTCCGGTGAGACCGAGATGGGCGGTTATTAAGCTTATTTATATATAGGAACTTTTCAAAAAAAACTTTTTTTTCGAACCGTAGTGTCTAATAAATCTAATAGACCAATAATCGATTGAGGTTGACACATTCTTGCTGATCAATTTCAGTGTGCAGATTCTATATCCAATATATTTTTGTTTACTTTTGACAGAGATTATGCAACTGTACTTCAGTCACACAGAAATCCATCTGACGTGATAGAAAGAAGAATAAATTCTTATTATAAAGGAGATCCCATGTACAGGATCCAGCTAGACATCATTGCCACCACGACAATCGACGATCTGATCGACATCCTCGATGAATGCGAACAGTCGATCGATGATCATCCAATCAAATTTAAATTAATCGATAAATCCGGTCCAGGAGGCGGTCATCCGGTGATCGAGTTTTACAGCAGAGATGAGTGGAATCTGAAGCGAGTGGCAGAGAAAATCCTTGGTCACAAGATCAGTCTGACAGAGTTCTCTGACTGGTTAAATTAATTATTTTTGTCAATAAAATCAGTTGTTTATGCAGTTTTTTAATTTTTCTGTTTACATTGCGGATTTTATTTGCTAAAGTATATTCAAATGATCATGACTGATTCGCTGCTGCGGTCCTGATCGATTCTAAATAGCAGCAAGAAAGAAGAATAAAATGATTGACGTAATCGCAGTACATCAAGCGCCAGCTAATTTGGCCAAGACCAATAGCATGGCAGAACTCAAGTCCTTGTTCACTGAGATCACAGGTCTTGAAAAAGTCCCTTCATTCTCAGACAAGCTAGCTGCTGCCAAGCGTATCTTTAAGGAGTACGCCAAGGCGCCCAAGCATCCTGCTCCTGAGCCTGTCGTGACACATGTGGCAGAGATCCCAGAGCAGCCAACCGGCAAGGTCCTGTTCAATGACGGTGACGACATGGCTGACGTGCCACCGCCCTGCACCGACGATTCTCTTCCTGATCCTCCTCCTGTCAAGCTTAAGGCTAAGGATCGCACGTACACGTTCAATGTGTCAGGCGGCAGTCTTAACGACGCCAAGATCCCAGGTCAGATGATGGTTATCCTTGGTGAGTTCATGGATGACACTGATGACTATTCTGAAGTTGCTCTGCAAGCAGTTATTCTAAAAATTGCTGCGGATGGAATCCTGATCACTAAGCAACCAGCTTGGCGGATATTCCAGTACTATCGGCCACGCATGATCAAGCTCGGTTTCCTGTCAGTTAGCTGAGATCATTCATCAGGGGCCCCTTCGCAGGGGCTCTGAATGTGTGATTTTTTTGTGTACATCCGGACAATATCTGTTTAGGATGTAATTTTTTAACCCATCAGAAAGGAGAATCCATGCCTGATGCAGTAGAAACAATGGCCTATGCGGGACAGACCCCATGGCACGGCCTCGGTCAGAAGGTCGATGATAATCTGACCCCTGCTGAGATGCTCATGGCAGCTCAGTTAGATTGGACTGTCTCTAAGAGACGTGTACACGTGCAGTCTGCCAACTCGACAGACATGCTGACGACTGACGATTATTTCATGTTGGTCAGAGACTCAGACGACCAGGTGCTTGGTCCTGCTGGCAAGTCATACGTGCCAGTACAGAATGCTGAGGTGTTCGAGTTCTTCGATAAGTTCGTCAAAGCAGGCGACATGACACTAGAGACGGCCGGATCCTTGAATGGTGGAAGGCAGGTCTGGGGTCTAGCCAACATACGTAAGGGATTCACCTTGCCAGGCGGCGATGAGGTCCAAGGACATCTGCTGATTGCCCATCCTCACATTTGGGGGAAGGCCATGACGATCATGTTCACACCCATCCGGGTGGTCTGCAACAACACTCTGGTTGCTGCTCTCGGTGGTGCTGGAGACCGATTCAGATTTCCTCATGTCAAGGCATGGGACGGTGACGTTATGGAAGCGGCTGAACAGGCTTTGGGTCTGGCATCAAATCAGCTGGATGATTTTCGTCAGCAAGCAGAGATCCTCACACAAAATGAGTATACAGAGAAGCAGCTCAATGCTTATCTTGCTCGAATCTTTAATCCGGTGGCCATCAAAGATGCCAACAAGACCAAGGACAATCCCTCTGAGTGGGAGTTCGACCGGACACAGTTCAATCGTACGATGGACAACGTGTTTACGTGCATTCGTACTCAGCCAGGTGCTGAGTTGTCAGAGGGCACCTGGTGGTCTGCACTCAACGCAGTGACATACTATGTCGACCATAAAGCTGGCAGAGATCGTGACAGTTCCTTGCAGGCTGCCTGGTTTGGCGGACGTGCTGTGACCAAGCGTGCTGCTCTTCAACTCGCCATGGAGTACGCTGCATGATGAACCGGACTTTCACTTTTGTGAAAGCCTCAGAGGATAGTCTTCCCAAGCAGGCGAGGACTATCCTCAATATTGTAGAGGCAAAGTCACCCATCACTGAGACTGAACTTATTCAGCAGATCCAGTTAGATGTCAAATCCAAACAGGAGGCCAAGCGTCTCCTGACTTACTATAAAGGTCCCTTGATCAACAAGGGCTTAATCGAAGAGACCAGACATGGCTAATCGTTCAGGTAAGGCAGTCGACAAGACTTTTCTGTCAGTCGACAACGCAGAGGACAGAGGTTTTCTGCATCGAGACTACATTGCACATTGTCTCAGGTGGACCCACGTGGTCAAGTTCCTGGGCACGTCAATGCGTTACAAAGAATCTAGGATCCTAGACGTCGGTTGTGGCAAAGAGATGCCACTGGCAAAGCTGCTGCACTCGAGCCGCATGGCTCCTGCGTGGTATGGTGCTGTAGACGTCACACCACTCACGACACCAGCTCAGTTTGCCAATGCAAGCTGGAAGCCAGACGAGCTGTACAGCAAGACAGACGTCTGTGACCTGTCCTTGAAAGACTTGCCATCAAAGCTAGATGTGATTGTCTGCTTTGAGGTTGTCGAACATGTCGAGGCAGACCACTGCCGTCGCATGCTGACCAAGTTCAGTGAGCTGCTAGACGACGAAGGTGTCTTGTTTGTCAGTACACCTTGCTGGGATCCTGCGGTTGGAGCTGCTGGCAACCACGTCAACGAGATGAAGTATGAGGCCTTTGGTGCTACGTTAGAGGACATTGGCTACACGATCGAATCTCAGCATGGCACATTTGCCAGTATCAAGGACTATCGTGACGCTCTGACACACGAGCAGAGAACAGTGTTCGATGAGCTGCGAGCATATTATGATACGAACTATCTGTCCACGATCTTTGCACCACTGTATCCGCAGCACAGTCGCAACTGTCTGTGGCGCTGCACGTTTCAAGGAAGAAACAATGTCAGAAAGTTTGATCCGTTGAGAGATCAAGAACAACCCTGGGGCAGCAGTGAACACTGGCAGAGATTGGATCCAAGCTATGACAGCATCTAAAGACGTAGACGAGTTTTTGCATAAATTTGGCCTGAATTACAAGGGCCCAAGGCGCATGCTGCCTCCATCATTGAGCACTCATCGGATTGCTCACATGACTGAGGAACTAGAGGAGTATATCACTGCCTCTAGCAGAGAGGAAAAGCTTGACGCCTTGATCGATCTGGTGTACCTCGCGGTCGGCACTGCTCTCCTTCATGGGTTTGACTTTGACGGCGCATGGAAAGAGGTCCACAAAGCAAACATGGAGAAAGTTCGCGGGTACAATCCAGACCAGCGCAAGCTGGGGATTGTCAAGCCAGATGGCTGGAAGCCGCCTGACTTGGCACCATTCACTTAATATCTGCACTGCTGTCCAGATTCGCCTGGCACGTCGGCACTCACAAACACCGATGTGGCTCTACCTACACCTGTGTTCCTTAGGCAGGTGGCAAGACCAGGTGTTTAACCTCCGAGCTCCTCTCATAGGCTAAGACGAGGTGGCAGCAGTGCTAACATTTGCCGCGGTCAGATTAAGGCTGGTCACTGGACGGAATAGTTAACCAATTACGGTTTCTAGTCTATGGGGGTGCAGTCGTGCCGCGGCTTCAAAGAAAGAAGACTATGATCTATATTTTAGAAGGTCCAGACGGCACTGGCAAGACTACTCTTGCACGTGAGATCTGCAGTCAGTTAGACGCTGGCTACACTCACCTGACGTATCGCTGGAAACCTCGTATCTTTGACTATCACACGGCAGCCATCAGACATGCTGCCAGGCAAGTGTGGCTGACAGGTAAACCATTTGTCATTGATCGCTGGTGGCCGACAGAGGCTGTGTACGCCCATGCTTACCGTGGTGGTTCCTCGTGGCCTCTGCAAGGCAGGATGGCAGACAGGATTGCTCGTAAGTTTGGTGCAATCTATGTCTACTGTACACCTGACAATGCTGAGGAGGTCGTTGCCAGACATGAGAAGCTGAAAGGTGTCAGAGAAGAGATGTACGATGACATCAGCAAGGTTGCCCAGCTTTATGTCGACCTCTGGTGGGGTGGCACGTCGTGGCAAGGTTCAGGCCAGTACATCGATCAGTTGATTGCCAACGGAGGCATCAGGTGGCGTCCTGACACAGTCAGATATGGCACTAACGACTGGGCTAATCTCAAGCACTTTGTCACCCAGCTGGCAGACACAGCGGCAGACTGGCAGAGACATCAGTGGGACAAGGCTCTCAACTATCACTACTGGAACATTGCTGGTCACATCAAGACTGCAGAATATCTGGTCGTGGGAGAGCAGGTCAATCCCAAGCATCGTGAGTTATTCTGGCCGTTCTACGAGTACCGCAACTCTAGTCTGTACCTGACACAGATCATGCATGAGCACAACTTTGAGGAGTGTGACTTCATGTGGACCAACATCCAAGACCACCATGGCAATGTCGATCCCTCTCTGGTAGAGCTGCTAGAGATCAAACCAACCTTGAAGGTTGTTCCCATGGGCAAGAAGGCTGCTTCGATTCTCAAGCGGCACGATGTCCCTATCCACTACGAGCTGCCACATCCCTCGTGGGCTAAGCGGTTCGGTCACACTATCGTCTACAAGGAGCTTATCAAAAATGCATTTAGTAAATAACACCTGGGTCAACACGCTTCGCCATCTGATCAAGGATGGCCAGCAGACTGCACCTAGGTTCATGAAGTGTCGGGAACTGTTAGGTTTTCAGACCATCGTAGACATGAACATGCCAGTCATGTCGATTGCTGCAAGAAAACTAAGCTACAAGTTTATGGCTGCAGAGGCTGCGTGGATCCTGTCAGGAGACAACCGGGTCAGTACCATCAGAAAGAATGCACCTAAGATTGTAGACTACTCAGATGACGGGATTACCTTTCATGGTGCGTATGGTCCTAAGGTCATAGATCAGATCCCCTACATAGCAAAGACCTTGGCAAAAGACTACGAGACAAGACAGGCTGTGATCAACATCTGGCGTGAGCGCCCTGAGGACACAAAAGATGTACCATGTACCGTGTCCTTGCAGTTTATGATCAGAAACAACCGGCTACACTGCTTCGACACCATGCGATCCTCAGACATCTGGCTTGGCTGGCCGTATGACGTGTTCAACATGAGCATGATCAGTCGCTACATACTGCTGTATCTCAAGAGCATCGACGAGGTTGCCATCGATCACGACATTGAACTTGGTAATCTGTACTTGACTGCTGGCAGCTTGCACTTGTACGAGGAAAATGTCAAAAAGTCATTTCAAATCATCACCGAACCTGCACTTCAGAACAAGCACGCAGACTCGTGGATTCTTCCTAGTGCTGAGGTCACAGATCCTGATCAATTTGTAGACACATTATGGAGCTATGCGACCTGACCTAGATACTTACTTTATCAGCATGGCTAAGCTTGTCAGTCTCAGGTCTACCTGTGCCAGACGCCGGGTAGGTTGTATCTTGGTTGACAAGTTCAGGCACGTGCTAGCAACAGGCTACAACGGTGTGGCCTCTGGCCTTGAACACTGTATCGACAACCCCTGTCCTGGTGCCAAGTATAAGTCAGGCGAGGGCCTCGAGCACTGTCAAGCAATTCATGCAGAACAGAACGCCTTGCTGCAGTGCAAGGACACGCAGGCAATCGAGACTGCGTACATTACGACCAGTCCCTGCTGGACCTGCGTCAAGCTGCTGCTCAACACTGGCTGTAAGGGCATCGTGTTTGCAGAGGAATATTCTGATTGGCTCAGACCATACAATCTGTGGACAGGAAACAAAGCAGGAAACCGAAGATGGCAACTTCACAACACAGCAATACAATATGACACAACAATTCAGTTTGTTCCAGCCAAGAAGTAAGTGGCTGCCGCCCAGAGAACTTCCTGATCTCAGTAGTGCAGAGCTGATTGGATTAGACGTCGAGACATGCGACCCAAACTTATTACAACAAGGACCAGGAGGTGTACGAAATGACGGAAGACTCGTTGGAATCTCAGTGGCAACGGACACTGGTTTTAAAGGCTATTTCCCCATCGGGCACGAAGGAGGAGATAACCTTGACCGTGACGCTGTCCTCGCATGGGCCAGAGCTCTACTTGGAGGAACACAAACAAAGGTTGGAGCAAATTTGCTCTACGATCTTGAATGGCTCAGGGCCACTGGCATCGAGGTTGGTGGAAGTCTCATCGACATCCAAGTTGCCGAACCCCTGATAAATGAAGAGAGGCAAGGCAGCTTCAGTCTTGGTGCTTTGGCTGGTTACTATCTAGGCAAGCAAAAAGATGAGACTCTGTTGAACGAGGCAGCCCAGGCACATGGTGTAGATCCTAAGTCAGGTCTGTGGAAGATGCCTGCCAGGTTTGTGGGACCCTACGCCGAGGCAGACGCACAACTGCCACTGGAGATCTGGCAAAAGCAAGAAAAAATTATCTCTGACAAGGGTCTGTGGAAGATTTTTGAGCTTGAGTCTAAACTTTTGCGGGTAATATTAGACATGAGGTTCAAGGGTGTGCCAATTGACCTTGACAAGGCGCAGAGGCTAGCAATCGAGACGTCAAAGGAAGAGGATCAGACTCTGTCTGCCATCTATCAGGAGGCAGAGTTCAAGGTGTCGCCATGGTCAGCCCTGGAACTAGCAGAAGCGTTTAATCGACTCAAGATCTGGTATCCAAAGACTGAAAAAGGCAATCCGTCTTTTACTTCATACTGGTTAAACAATCACACGCACCCGTTTGCTAAGAAAATTGCACACTATCGCAAGATCAACAAGATGCGACGTGACTTTATCGAGGGTCTGTGCCTCAAGATGTCACACAAGGGTCGTATCTATGCTCAGTTTCACTCGCTGCGTAAAGACTCTGACGGTACCAGGTCAGGCAGGTTCAGCAGCTCTACACCTAACCTGCAGCAGATACCTGCACGTGACGAGTACTGGGGTCCGATGATCAGGTCCTTGTTTTTACCAGAAGAGGGCATGAAGTGGGCTTGTCTCGACTACAGCCAACAGGAACCAAAGGTGTTGATGCACTATGCTTATTTGAGAAAGCTCAAGGGATCACAAGACGCCGTGCAGATGTACCTTGACGACCCAGACACTGACTTCCATCAGATGGTTGCTGACATGGCCAAGATCAAACGGAAGCAGGCAAAGACAATCAACTTAGGTATGTTCTATGGCATGGGTCTACATAAGCTCTCACAGACCTTAGACATGTCCTTAGATGATGCAAAACCACTGTTTGAGCAATATCATCAGCGAGTGCCTTTCGTTCGTCAGCTCGCGCACGAGTGCACGATGGCCATCAATCACAAGGGCCACATCAGAACACTACTGGGCAGACACCGACACCTGCCTCGCGATTTTAACTACAAGGCACTTAACGCCTTGATTCAAGGATCATCTGCTGACATGATCAAGAAGGCAATGATCGATCTGCATGACATTGGAGTCGTGCCACATGTGACCGTGCATGACGAGCTAGACTTTTCGGTGCACACTGAGAAAGAAGCTGCGGTCTACAAGGAAGTCATGGAATCTTGTGTACCACTTGTTCTCCCACTCAAGGTCGACGTTGAGATAGGACCTAACTGGGGAGAAATAAAGTGATTTACATTGTGTCAATAATATAATACAATAAAAACGTATATTATAAGAAAGGAGAATATATGTGGTTATTTACTCAACATGGCATGGTCTCTGTCGTACAGCACAGAGAAGACCCTAACATGCTTCTCGTACGTTCACGCGAGCCAAACGTGCTTCGTGAATTGTTTAAGGGTACAGAAACTCGCATTCATAAGCTTCCCAAGGCTGACTATCGCTATCGTGCTATGGTCGACCGTGACGGCTTCTGGGATGTAATGATTCGTCAGATCAATCAGATCAACTATCCTAATTTTAAAAACCATCTGCTGAATGAGAAACGAGTAGACATGAACACATACCGTGCGTATGAGGAAGTCTACTATGCAGCAGCTTTCCTGGAGAACGGAGATGAGCCCGGAGTCTTCCCTGTGGAGATTGGTCAAGAATAATCTACCCGGACACCTCTGTCGTATTGAAAACGTCGTAGGTGTCGGGTGTCCAGACGTCAATGTTTGTTACGAGGGCAACGAGGTCTGGCTTGAGATGAAAGTGTGTAAGGGCAACTTTGTGTATTTTAAACCATCACAGGTTGCCTGGTTTCAGCAGCGTATGAAAGAACAAGGCAATGCTAAGTTTGTCATACAGTGGAACTATTATCAGAAAGGCCAGCGCGTGCCTCATCTGTTGATTGTCCATGGTCACACGTTTCTTGACGCACAGGAGCATTGGATACCAATGAAAAATAAATCAATCAGAGTCTTAGTCAGTGAGTTTTTTACTGAGGACTCATATTGCTTTTCTAAACCATACGACTGGAAACTAGTTCGTAAAGCCATCTTTGCACCATGACTGTCTTTGTTGTACAAGAAGCAATAGGCAAGAACCTCTTGCCAGCTGCCAAGTTCGGTGACATCAAGATACTGCTGCCAGCGGGTCAGGTAGCATACTCGCCTGCTCCTACTGTAAGGCGTTTGCGAGAAAAGCTAAGTCACTTTAGTGACAATGACTATTTGCTTTTAATGGGAGACCCTGCAGCCATTGCAATCGCAGGTGCTGTTGCTTGTGAGAGAAACAACGGCAAGATGCGACTATTGAAGTGGGATCGCCAGGAGAGGCAATACTTTCCTATTGAGGTTGACTTATACACGAAGATGACATGAACTACGGTAAACTATCCATTGGTAAGTACTTTGCTGCAAGCAGGTACAAGACCCAAAATATAACTAGGGAAGAAATACAAATTGCTATGAAAAAATTTTTTGAGAAAGGAGGTGTGATACAAAAAATCACTGACACGCACGAAGATGACGTTGACAGGTTTAAACCAAGGGTCAATGTTCCTCTTGAAATTTTAATAGGTTTAGATGAAAATTATTTCGAGAATAAATAATGAAAGAAGAAATTGTAGAGGTAGACGACAGTCAGCTGTCAAAGATCAGCAAGCTTGCTAACCAGCAGCTTGAGCTAGAGCATGAGATTGCTCTGATAGAAGAACAACTGAAGATGTTGAAGCAAGAACACAAGCAGGTCAGTCAGACCGACATACCGGAGGCAATGGCCGAGGTCGGTATGTCAGAGTTCAAGCTTCAGGATGGTGACAAAGTCACTGTACAACCATACTATAGCGCCAGTATTCCTAAAGACAGGATTAACGAGGCACTTGACTGGTTGCGTGACAACAACCATGGGGACCTTATTAAGAACACAGTGTCAGTCGACTTTGGTCGTGGCGAAGACGACCGTGCTGACACGCTGCGTGAAAGCTTACAAAGCACAGGTCTATCATACACTGACAAGACCGGTGTTCACTCATCTACGTTGCGCGCCTTTGTGCGTGAGCAAGTAGAAGCAGGCAAGTCACTGCCCCTTGACCTGCTAGGTGTATTCATTGGGCAGAAAACAACCATCAAGAAAGGGTAATATCATGGCTCGTGATATAGCAAAACAAAAAGAGCAAGCGCTGACAAACATTGATTTCTCAGCAGATGCCGATGATGGTTTAGGTGATCTTACTAGTCAAGATTACGCTATTCCGTACCTGACACTCTTGCAAAAGATGTCACCGCAGATAGACACGCATGACATGAAAGCTGGTCAGATATTCAACACAGTCTCTGAGGTTGGATATGATGAGATCACTGTCATACCATGTGCATACAAGAGAAACTTTGTGGAATGGATTCCACGAGAACAGGGTGGTGGTCTCGTAGGTGTACACGAGATTGACAGTCCAACAGTCGCAGGAGCAAGCCGTGTCGAAGGTAAGCTTCTGAGCATGAATGGAAATCAGCTTGTTGAGACTGCAAACCACTTTGTTCTCGCTCATCCAATGGATGACGAGGTCAATACTGAACGTGCCTTGATCGTGATGACAAGCACTCAGTTGAAGAAAAACAGGCGCTGGAACAGTCTAATTGCAGGCATCAAGATGCAAACTAAGGCAGGTGCCATGTACACACCAGCACGATTCAGCCACAAGTACAAGCTGTCAAGCACGTTAGAAAAGAACGAGAAAGGCAGCTGGTATGGTTGGAACATTGAACTCATAGGGCCAGTCGACAATGCTCATCTGTATGCTACAGCAAAAGACTTTGGCCACACCGCGTTTGCAAATCAGCAGGGGCCCCTCCCTCCTGAGCAGCAAGACGACATCCCACAATTCTAATCAAAGGGCCTTCGGGCCCTACAACATGGAACAAGAATTTTTTGACTTATTCATGGGCCTTGTCAGAGCTCATGGAGAATACGAGATCAAGGGCCAACGAGCTGATGGTAAGAAGCAAGGGGCTGCTAGGACTGTCAGAGAAGAGGTCACCCTTGACAAGTGGAAAAAACATTTAGAAGGCGAACGGGGCCTAGGCATTGTACCTATCAATGATGCCTCTATGTGCAGGTTTGGCGCCATCGACATTGACACCTATGACGGCTTAGACTTTTCAGACATCAACCAGAAGCTAGACAAGTATCACCTTCCTCTGTTTCCTTGCAAGAGTAAATCAGGAGGCGTACATCTGTATTTATTCGTTCGCGACTGGGTTCCCGCGGTAGATATGCAACAGAAGCTGAATGACATCGCGTCACTACTAGGCTTTGGCGGCTCTGAGATTTTTCCTAAACAAACTCACATCCTTGCAGAACGTGGTGACGTTGGTCAGTGGATCAACATGCCATACTTTGGTCAGGAACGCTGGTGCAACAACATGCCGGCCAAGACATTCATGCAACGTGCGCAAGAGGCACAGCTGGCACCACACGAGTTTGATGGTCTTGTCATACCTAGAGGTGCTGAGTTGTTTGACGACGGTCCTCCGTGCTTGCAGCATCTGGCACAACAAGGGTTTCCACAAGGTACCAGGAACAACGGCTTGTTTAACGTGGCAGTCTACTGCCGTAAGAAAAATCCTGACAACTGGCAACAGGAACTAGAGAGTTATAACGTGCAGTGCATGGCACCACCTTTAGGCAGTAACGAGGTCCAAGGTGTTGTCAAGAGTGCAAAGAGAAAAGAATATCACTACACTTGCAGTCGTCCGCCAATCGCTGCCTTCTGTAATGCTGCCGTATGTAAGCTGCGCAAGTACGGTATTGACGATGATGCCAACACACCGATGATTCACTCGCTGACTAAGTTTGACAGCAACCCACCACTCTGGTTTCTTGACGTAGAAGGTGGCGGCAGACTAGAGCTTGAGACTGATGACCTACAGAATCAACGCAGGTTTCAGCGCAAGTGCATGGAGAAGCTAAACACCATGCCAGCCAAGATGAATGAGACCTCCTGGAATCAGTTGATCAATAATCTGTTTGAGAATCTGACAATCGTTGAGGCTCCTGTTGATGCCAGTCCCATTGGTCAGATGTTCGAGCACATCGAACGATTCTGTACAGGGAGAGTCAGAGCTAAGAACAGAGATGAGCTGTTGCTAGGTAAACCATGGACAGAAAACAACCGACACTATTTTAGGATTGCAGACTTGATGGCATATTTTGAAAGAGTACACTTCAGAGATTATAAGGTTCATCAGATCACTGCAATACTAAAGAACAATCAGGCAGAACACCACTTCTTCAATTGCAAAGGCAAAGGTGTAAACTGCTGGTCGATCCCTGAGTTCGAACAACATGAAGAAGACTTTGAAGGTCCAACAGAGTTAGAAAGAGAGGAAGATGAGGACATCTTCTGATTGGAAACTTGTCTTTGGTCCGCCAGGTACTGGCAAGACGACCTTTGGCATGAACTTTGTGGAGGCTCAGCTAGACGCTGGTGCCATCCCTGGCAAGATAGCTTACATCGCCTTTACCAGAAAGGCAGCATTAGAAGCTAGAAGCAGGGCACAAGAAAAGTTTGACTTCAGCAAAGACGATCTGTTCTGGTTCAGGACTATTCACAGTTTTTGCTTTGTCCAGCTGCTCATGGAACCTAGCATGATGATGCAGAAAGATCATTACGCGCAGCTAGGCGACTACCTTGGCATTGAGACCCAGGGTTCAGAGATGAATGAGGAGCTCTACGCTGCATCACCGGTCGGTGACCGCATGTTCTTCCTAGATAACCTGTCTAGAATAACCCAGAAAAGTCTTAGAGACGTCTACGAGGAAACGATTGATGATGACCTGAGCTATGACCAGCTTGTCTTGCTTTCTAAAGCCCTGGCCAGGTATAAACAAAAACATAAATTAATCGATTTTACAGACCTACTCGAAAAATATTTACACGAGGGTCTGGTGCCACCGCTTGACGCGTTGTTTGTAGACGAAGCACAGGACCTGTCACGTCTGCAGTGGGAAGTGGTTAAGAAGATAGGTGAGCGTGTACCTGAGAAGTATGTCGCAGGAGACGATGACCAGGCTATCTATCGCTGGGCAGGTGCTTCTGTCGAGGACTTCCTCACTCTTCCTGGTCAAAAGACGGTGCTGTCTCACTCTTACCGACTGCCTCAGAATGTCTGGCAACAGGCACTTGGCATCTTAGATGAGATCTCCTACAGGAAGACCAAGGAGTTTGCACACAACGGTGACCAAGGCTATGTTGACTGGTACTTCAGACCTGCAGACCTAGACCTCAGTCAAGGTGACTGGCTGCTGCTAGCACGCAACGGCTACCTGCTAAAAGAGTACGAGAGAATCTGCGAAGAGTCTGGCTTCCCATACGAAAGTCCTAGCCGTAAACCACTGCAGTCCTCTGCATTAGAGGCCATCAGAGCATGGACTGAGCTAGGCAAGGGCCAGTCAATCTCAGGCAAGAGATTGAGGATTGTCAGGCGTTTCCATGGATTTAAGATGAAACTTATAGACAATGAAAACATCTACAGCATTGACGATCTGCCTGTCAACTATTATCACTGGTTTGACTGCTTTGACAACATCAGTCCCACGTTGCGTGAGTACTTTCTGGCTGCGCGCAGACAAGGTGAGAGCCTGCTAAAGCCACGGATCAAGATCAATACTATCCATGGTGTGAAAGGTGCAGAAGCAGATCACGTTGCAGTGATCACGGACCTTGCAGCTAGGTCATATTACCACATGCAGAACAACCTAGATGACGAGCATCGCGTGTTCTACGTAGCAGTGACCAGAGCTAAGAAGGGACTGAACATCATACAACCTCAATCGAGATTATTCTATGACCTCTAACATGTATCGATTTAAGACTAAACCATACGCACACCAGCAAGAAGCCTGGGACACGTGTAAAGACAAAGACGAATATGCCTTGTTCATGGAGATGGGCACCGGCAAATCTAAGGTGATCATTGACAACATTGCCTGGCTATATGACAAGGGCAAGATTGACTCGGTTGTGATTGTTGCTCCGAAAGGTGCTTACCTTAACTGGTCTACAAAAGAGATCCCTGAGCACATGCCAGAACACGTGCTTGCTCATGTGGCCGTGTGGGCTGCACAGCCCCGTAAGAAGGACAAGGAGGCACTTGACAAGCTCAGGCAATCATCCTTAGATCTCAGGATCTTGATCATCAATGTCGAGGCATTCAGCACTGCCAAGGGCTACAAGTTTGTTGACAAGTTTCTCACGTCATGCATGTCAACCATGATGATTGTAGATGAGTCAACTACGATCAAGAATCCTAGTGCCAGGAGGACTAAGAACCTCATCAAGCTTGGCAATATGACTAGGTACCGCCGGATTCTGACTGGTGAGCCTGTGACCAGGAGCCCGTTAGATCTCTACACGCAGCTGCAGTTTCTCAACTCTGCCATCCTTGGTTTCAGCAGCTACTACAGTTTTAGGAACAGGTATGCAGTCATGATAGATCAGAAGCTTGGCATGAGAAGTTTTAAGAAGATCGTAGGTTACCAGAGACTGACTGAACTGTCTAGTGCCATTGGTGACTACAGCTACCGCTGTCTCAAGGACCAGTGCCTTGATCTGCCTGCCAAGACCTATCAGTACCGTTACGTGACACTGACTCCTGAACAGAAGAAGTTGTACAACCAAGTGTCAGACTTTGCAATTGGTGACTTTGAAGGAGAGGTTATCAGTGCCAGCAATGCCTTGGTACAACTGCTCAGGCTGCATCAGATTACCTGCGGCAACTATACCTCTGACAGTGGCGAGTATGTCAGTCTGCCAAACAATCGCATACAGGAACTGGTTGACGTACTAGACGAGGCACCGTCTAAGGTAATTATCTGGGCCACGTATATCAATGACCTGATGCACATCAAAGAAGCTATCGTCAAGAAGTATGGCGCTGAGTCCATGGTCATGTACTACGGTGGCATCAATCCCAAGGAAAGACCAGAGAATATTAAAAGGTTTCAGGAGGATCCTGACTGCCGTTTTTTTGTAGGCAATCCGCAGACAGGTGGTATGGGTATTACACTAACTGCTGCAAACACGGTAGTATACTATTCTAACAGCCACAATCTAGAGCATCGGCTGCAGTCAGAGGACCGTGCACATCGCATTGGTCAAACTAAAAACGTCAACTATGTAGATCTAGTATGTCCAGGAACAATAGACGAGAAGATCATCAAGGCCCTGAGGTCAAAGAAACAGGTTGCAAGCACTGTGATGAACGAGCAGTGGAGAGACTGGCTTGGACCGGTGAGGAACTAGAGGCAGACTTTCTTGGAGTCAGTGTCGAGACCTTGCGAGCAATAAAAGCGCCACAGCGAAAAGTGAGAGACATAAGACCACGTATCCGAGGAAACAAGTACGTAAAGCTTCACTCAGACAAACCCTCGTAGTACTTTGCTTTTCCATTTTTCTTGATCATCCGCAGCACTTGCTTTCTGTTGTCACCAGTACTGCTGTAAGACACGTGCACCCAGCCTGAGTTAGGGCCCTCAGGTTTACCGGTAATTCTGCTGACACGATCAGGTGCATAGTTCTCTAATATCAGCTGGTCAAACTCCAGGTTATCCCTAATCCACTCTGCTAGCTCTAAGTTGCTGATTGATTCACTGGCAATCTCAATGTCAGCAGCAGCTGCCGTACTCTGACAACAGTGCTGACTCTTACTAGAACCATTGACCAGTTCATTCAGAGCCTCTGACCTGAAACAACTGTTGACCTTGGTAGCGCCAAATTGATCTCGAACAGGCTGCAGCACCTTTAGCACTAGGGCCGTGATCCGTGCTACAGCGTTCGTGTCAAGATATTTTTCTTGATCTATTCCTGCGTGAATTGCAGTTGGTGAGTAGACCAGCTCTTGTAGACTAAAGTTTTTGCTGATCTGCATGGCAATGAGTCTATCCTTTGATAAGATCAACGACGGACTTATGCCCGTGAGAGTTATCACCGTTAACAGCGTCGTCAAGCGCTTGTTTAACTTCCTTAGGAAGCTTATCAATATGCTCTTCAAGATGTTCGGCTGCTAGGCTCTGCGCTTTATCTACGACCATGTCGCGCAACATGTTAGCCACGAATGGCAATACGAGGTTAAGCATACTATCAGTCCTTTCGTCTGTTTGGGGTTTAAAATATGCATGCAAATAATCAAGTAGTTTCTGGATCACCGTTTTCCTTTGCGCCATGAGGTGGGATTTCGTGTTTCTCTGGTTCCTGTGCTAAATCACCTCCTGACTCAAAATAGAATTTTGCTATACCCGCGATGATAGGAATAAACGCTCCGATCAGGATATTAAGAAGATCCTTGGATGAGGATGGCAGTTCTGCAGAAGCACCAAGCATGATGTGTACTACGTAAGCAAAGATACCAAGTGCCGACAAGGCAATGGCAAACCTCGCTATAAACCTACTGACCTGAATCCTCTCATTCACCGTCATTTGCGGTTTAAACGGCTTTGGAGGATCTGGTTTAGTAACTGTCGTAACTGTCGTTTCTTTAGCCATTAGTCAATTACTATGTATGCCCAGATTATTGTTAATATCCCAATAATAATTAGTTCCATTATTTCCTTATTAGTGCGGAGGCCATTCCTTTAATTTCATCTGCTAATCGTTCATTACTTTTAGTTACATCTTTATTTGAGATAGTTAAATCAGAGATTGCTTTAGCAAAATGTTCATTTCTAGTATTCTGTTCTTTAATTACATCTATAAGCCTAGAATCACCTTCCGAATCTTTATTTTCCCACCGAACTATTTCCTGCCTATGTGCATCCTGAGTCTTCATTATGTAATAAAAACAGAATCCAATAATAACTGCTGGCAGTCCTATTCTTTCTACTAAAACTAAAAAAGTATCTACTTCCATGAGATCGGGGTGTGTTGTTCCGTATGTGTAAACATGATCAGCAGGATTCATGGCTTCGGATACTTATCTTTTACGCTTTTAATGCGAGCTTTCCACCCATCTATATCATGGTAAATCTGGTCAAGCTGTTCAGGAATTGGGTCAAAAGCCATTGCTCGGTCACGTTGGTATTTTTTGGCATCGTATTCTGATTTTAACTCATCGTATTTTGCTTTTACTTGTGACCACGTTATCGTGGGTTCCCCAAGTTCCAAAGAAACTTTACCTTGAACATTAAATTCACGATAAGTTTGATTAAAAGATTCTTCTGTAATAACATCACCTTTTACAGCAAAGTTTTTTATATTTAATGCTTGAATTGCATCATTAAGATTTATCATTAAACTTTCTCCTCACTTATAGTAATCAATCCTCCGAATTGACTAATTTGAGTTGAAGTTAAATCAACAGACGAGGCGTCTATATTGTAAGAATTTGGAACAAGAAAATTTCCACTAGAATGCCCTTCGTGAGTCCATTTAATAGAAACAGTATCAGTACCTCTATTAAACCCAGAGTTATGTCTCCTGCTTGTTCGTGCCTCCATAAACATCCCATTACTAACATTTGTGTTACTATTGAAACAATTCCAACCTTCAAGAAAAAATTGCGTCCAACTACCACTTCCTATTTTATAATAACATCTAAAAAGATGAGATTGCCAATTCGTACCGTGCCTAAGACACATTTGAATGGTAACAATAAGATTTGTGATTTCTTGAATTGGAGTAAATACCATTGTTGAAGTTGAATTACTTGCATCGTAATTAAAATCCGTTTCATTCACACTTTGAATTGCAGTACCACCTGTTAAATTTATGTTATGTGTTTGAGATTTAATAATGTGTCCTTGCGGAAAAGTCGTGTTTGTGCTACTAGAATCACCAGTTGCGTGTAGTGTAATCGTAGGATTATTCTGTGCAATAGTAACCTGACCATCTGAAGCTATACTAATTGCAGAATTAGCATTATTTAGGTCACGGATGTTCGTTATCTGAAGATCGCTAGGCATGATTTTTATTCTGGTTTAGGATATTTCTTTTTTATCTCTGCTCTTTTTTTATCAATTTCTGCTTTATCATCTGCATCATAAAGAGCAACAACTAATTCTTGAATAGAAGGGTATTCTGCTAATCGATCACGTTGGTACTTTTTTGAGTCGTATTCTGCTTCTAGTCGTTTAATTTCTTCTGCTACTTTAGTTTCGTCAATAGTTACAGAATTACCATTCTTATCAAATGCCCCTTCTCCATCATCAATCATTTTAACATTAGGATGTGTATTTCTAATAGCTTCATGTTTCATCCTACAATCTCCATTACTGTAATATGCGATGTACTGCGGTAATCAGCTTCGGTACTGTTAACATCTCGTGCTGTCTGATTAACATACTGCGTAGATGATCCGTTTCCTGTTAGTTGTAGTTTGTAAGTTACTGAACTCGTTGTACTTGGTGAATCTAAAAACGAACTTGATATAACAAAAGCTTGCCAAGTAGTATCCACATTTCCAACACCACCACTTGTGACTCGTGGCCTTGTACCGTCTGCACCTCCAATACTAATTGCAGTTGAGTCTCTGACCAAACGCACTCCTGTTGTAGAAAGGCTACTAGCACTTACGGTAGTAGAAAAGGTTACAAGTATTTTGTTTGAGCTTGATGCAGGAGTGATAGACACAGACAAACCTGTGATGTCAGAAAATGCTCCTGCCCCCGGTGTGTCTGACCAAGTATTAGTTTTTGTTGTAGATTTTACCTGAATAATTGTATGACTTGGCACGCCTGACCCCCAACTCCAAGCACTTCCAGAATCAGAAGCTAAAGTACGAGTTCCTGTTTTATCTTTTAATGAATTAGTTTGTAATGTCGTACTTTTTATTTCAGAACTCATGTTGCTTATTCTTTAGGATATTTTTTCTTGATTTCATCAACATTAGTTTTCCAAGCATCCAAACCCTTTTCTGTTATAAATTCAATTTGTTCATTAACAGGTCCGTATTCTTTTAACCTTTTGTCTAGGTATGTTTCTACAACAGGTTCAGGCTCTTTTTGTTTTGGAGGATCTGGGATTTTAGTTGTAACCCATTTTGACCCATCAAATTTACAAGTATGAGTTTTAGAATCAAAGTCTGGTGGTTTAACATCCACGCAATTCCCCGGCATTAAATAACCACCACCTAACGGATCTTTTTGTCGTTGTCTTGGTGATGCATTGTCTTTGTTATAAGCAATCATTTTTAGTATTTTATGCAGTATTTGACACCAGCGTTAAAAGGTCTGGTTTCATCAGTTGTTCTAGGGGTTCCGTTGCTTCCATCGGTTATAGGGTCAAACACCCTGCCATTTACTGTTGAAATCCCATTGGAACCTGAATTTGTTTTATCCACATTGATATACGGGGAAACATGATAAGTACAATTGTCATTTATAACTTTATATTCATGTCTGTGACCTTGAAGTGCATCATTCTCAAAACTACCAACTGCTCTACTAGCGTCACCAAAGTCACTACCATCAGCTTTGTTACTTGTATTATGTGCGCCAACACCCCTTAAAAATGCACCTTCTAAATCTGGTAAAGCAAACGTGCTAGATCCATCTCCTGCACCCCATGTAGTTCCTATAGCAGTAAATAAATCTGCATAGGTTGTTCTTGAAACCGCAGACCCATCACAAGCAAGCCAACCAGTAGGAACTGAAGACATACCAAAAGGGGCTATCATGCCTACTAATATGTCTATTTTGTTTTGTGTAACGACTGTCATACAATCACCAGCGTTCCATTTACAGTAAGAGATCCATTTGTACCTATTGTTACTGGTCCTGCCATGACCGCATTCTCATCTGCACTTATGGTTACAGCAGAGTTAATCGTTGCAGGGTTTCTTAATACTCCTGACAAATCTGAATCCACATGACCAGTAATTCCATTAATGTCGCCTTTGGCAGAAACATGTACTCCGCTTTCAAAGCTTCCTGATCCTAGTCTTTTCATATTTCCTTTATGCAGAAGCGTTATCTAAAACACTAAGCCAGACATCAACCTGTCCTGCAGATGCTTTGACCTTGACTATGTCGCCGTTGTCAAGAACAACTTTTCCTTGTATGACCTCAACGGCTCCTCCTGAAGGTATGACAATGTCTCGTGCTAGATGCACGTCTGACGTACCAGAAGTAATATAGGCAGATGCAGTCGCTGCTGTCAGGCCAGAGTTAGAGATGCTCAGACCTATGACAATGTCAGCCTGAGCAGCATCGCTGGCATTTGACGTATGCACCGTTGTCGCAACACTGCCGACCCCTGTTGCGGAATATCTTTCAAAAGAAGCCATGGTTCTCCTTATGCAACGTCATCTAATAAGGCGCATACTATACAATCTACTGTACCTGTAGAAGTAATCGCATGTATGTCTGCCACTGTAGTATTTGGTAGTTGACCAAACCAAGATGCTCCGGCAGGTATCTTGATGCCGTCGCCGACACTTGTTGAAGCAGTACCGGCATCTAAGACGATATACACATCAGCCGATGCGTGAGTGTTTTTGATAAAGATGAACTTTACTTTATCTCCAGTATGAACTGCAGTTGGTGCTGTGTCATCATCCACACCTGTGTAGTCAGTAAAATATCCTGCGATTAGGTCAGTAGAGCTGTTGCTGACATTTGTAAATTTATAGTACCACTTGTCATTTGCATCAGCAGGCTCTAAAGACATAGATCCGGATATTACCTTTGAAATACTGTCAGGTAAGACTGTTGCTTCTAATGTAATACTTGCGCCATTTGCCATGTTTCTCCTTATCCTAGGGCAATTGCCATTGCTATTGCTGCGCCACTTGCAGATGTTGCTGAACTAGCTGCAGATGTTGCTGAGTTAGCGGCAGCTGTCGCTGAACTAGCTGCTGCTGTTGCTGAACTGGCAGCTGCTGTTGCCGATGATGCAGCTGCTGTCGCAGACGTTGCTGCGTTTGTTGCCTGTGTTGTAGCTAAAGTTACTTGTTCGTCAGGGTCATTCGTCGACAGTCCTATCGAACCGTCAGACGCAAACTTGATTGCCTTGTTAGCTCTCAGTGTACTTGAGGCCGTGATGTCACCAGGTAAGTCACTGGCCAGGGCCTCTTGGAATTTTACTGTACGGTCAATTCTTTCTGAAAGCTGAGTAGTGATAAAGGTCAGCTTATCAAGAGCTGCCTCGTGAGTCTCAGCAGGAAACGCGTCACCTGCTACGTAGTCAGTCTCTTGCTTGATTGCAACTTCCCTGAGGATAATAACCTGGTGTGTGTCAGGCAAATTGTTGTTCAGGGTAACTGTAGCAAACCTCGTACTGGCATTTATTGTCACACTAAAGTCGTACGTCCCTGAACCGCCTCTGGTCTGTTTAGTCTGGACCCCAGTTGCAATGACTACTGTATAGACTGCTAGCTCGTCAACTGCAGCAACAGGAGCATTAAAAGAGAAAGCAGCTGCGCTTCCTGTTCCGGTTGCAACAGATTTTCCTAATACAACACCTACTGTCATCTCACTACCGACGTTGGAGGTATAAAAAATTTCTGGTTATTTTCACGCATTATACGCTGCTCCATCCGAGAAAGATACCCCGGATTTATCATTTCCTGTAGTTCGTATAAGATAATATAGTCTAAAGCGGCCCTTGTGTAAAATAAATTTATGAAGGGTGTATTGTTCATTGCCATGCGAAAGGCATTTGCACCAACATCTCCACCAGTCCTGATTCTTGTCCAGAGCTCTCCTAGATCATCAAGCTGGCCTAGGGTAGGACCCACGGCTGTAGCCACTGCAGACCTGCCAAAACGGCTAAATTCACCGAATAAAAAATCTCCATAGATCCCCATACCACCGCCTTGTGCCATGGCCGCCATGATGAGCTTAGAGTCATTCTCAAAGTCCCCGGTAAACTGCCTGGCCTCTCTTAGCTTAAGAATATCTTTTGCAACTAGAGCTCCATAGCCAAAGACTGTTGTTCCTGCTATAAGCTGGGCCAGTCCCCGAATGTCAGCCTTACCATTTGCTGTGCCTCTCATTTCCCGACCAAGACCACGTCTGATCATGGTGATAGGAAATGACTTAAACTGCATGACGTGTCTAAACACCTCGCCCACAGCTGTGCCTGGTTGTGTACCCTGGTTCATGATGGCACGCTCAGCAGCTCCTGGCATAGGTATCCCGTGGTCTGCTCTGTCTAGATAAAACGTGTCTAGCATCATCTCAAGATCAAACCTAGCGTCTTGTAGTTCTCTCTTGTTTGGCTTGTCAATGCCGCTCTTACGCTTGAGATACAGAGCTAGCTCCTCATCAGGAATCTTGTCGATGTTTTCAGTCGTCATAAATTTGTAATTACGACTGTCTTTTGACACTAGGTGTTTTCTATAGATATTCCACTCTAAGTCTTCTATTCCATATTGTCTCAGAAGGTTAGTTAATTCAGTCCCTAATTTATCAAAGGTAAGTCTTTGATTGTCTCCTAAGTTATGAGACATCATTAATCCTACGCCTGTCCTATGAGCATCGTTCCACCAACTCATCAGATTAAGTTTAAAGAACTTTTGCTGCATCTTGGCAAGAGCCCCGGCAACATGATCATTAGAACCTAGCCTAGATATAAGATCTCCGGTGATGCCGTCAAAGCCAATGCCAATGGTCCTGGCAATAGTCTTTTGCTCAGCAGTGCCTCTGCCACGGAACAAGTTTAATAAAGAATTTCCATAAGCCTTTAGCACTGGAATATTGTGGTGCCTTAATTCTGCTACTTGGTTAGGCAGGTCAGTTACGGAGGAAACTGTAGAACCTCCTAGCCTGGCCATATTTTGAACACCTCTAATACCAGCATTGACTCTAGCCGTGGTTATCTTAACAGGAATTCTAGTAGTACCATCAATCTCCTTCATCAGGTCGTCAAGATTTTTGGCTTGAAATTTATCAACAAGGGTGAAGTCCATCTCGTCTTGTGCCTGCATCATGTATTTTTTCTGCAGCCTTTTCATCATGTCGCCTGGGTTTGTACCTAGGCCCCTCATCAAGGCCGTATTTCTTCCCATGTGCTCAAGACCATGGACTACTCCTTCTCGTAAGTCTCCCGTGCCAAACGTGGCATTGTACTCCATAAACGAGTCTGCGTCTTTAAAGTGCAGTACCCGTTCCTGACTTATCTTTTTTGCTAGGTTAGCAGGTCCTGTGAAACCTTGACCGATGTTGCTTTCTTCAGCGCCCTTAAATTTTTTATGCACTCCTGACGCTAGGCCCTTATAGGCGCCCTCTAAAAACTCACGGGCATCTTCTCCCTTAAACGTACTCTCATCTAGTTTGTCAACAATATAGTCATACCACTCGTCAAATCCAGCCTTTCTAATCCTAGCTATATCATGTGACTGTCTAAATATATAACCAGGGAGTGACCTGACGAAAGCACCTGCAAAGTTAGCATTCTTGATAGCTGTCTCTTGCATCTCATGAATGTTCCTGGCAATCCGTTCTGCTGCCTTGTTTTTTGTCACACCAGGATTACCGCCGGGTCTAATCTCCCACAGCTCATTTGCAATGTCAGTGTCTATCTTGCCAGTGTTAAACAAGGCAAGGTCTCCGTCCTTATCAATCCTGTCTAAGAGTCTGCCAACGTACTTGTTTGCCAGTGACTTGCCCTGTGCGTCGATGCTTTTCTTACTGCCTGCTTTTGACTTCACAATGCCACCCATCAAGGCAGCTAGTCCCTCAGAGGCATCGTCAAAGTTTTTAAGATACTGGGTTGCTTTTGCCTCGACTGTCGCGTTAATGTACCTGTTTCTCTTTTCAATCATTGCTGCAAAGATCGTATCATCTAGCTTCTCTTTTAGATGCTGCTGCAGCATCGAGTCTAGATTCTCAGGATCATTCAGTGCCTTCTTACTCTTAAGAAAGTTGTCAATATCTTTCAGGATCTCTTGTGCGTGCTCCTTGGTGATCTTATTCTCACCAGCGGCTTTTTGGATGATCTCAACGCAGGCTTTTACACTCATGCAGCACTCGCTCTGAGGCACACGGCTCCAGCTTTGGCTGCATCGTGTAGTTCTTGTGCAAAAGCAACTGCTTGATCTCCCTCAGCAGCTACGTTCTCAAGTTCTTTTCTTATGCCTGCTGCTACGGCCTCGTCTAGGTTTTCAAGTTCCGCATTCAGCTGTGTCTCCATCTCAGCAATGTCATCTTGTAGTACAGTCAAGTCTTTTTCAGGAGTGTGCTGTTTTAATGTCTCTTGTACCGTAGCTACATCTTCGTAGGGCAGTGCATCCTGGGAGTCAGCTACACCGTTATCAGGTGATTCTCGGTGCTTCTGGGCAATTTTTATGGCAGTCTCTTTGGTGACTGTGGCCGGTACCTCTTTACCAGGAGGCAAAGCTTCTAGGGTAATGACCATCTGGCCCTTAAATCTGCCGGCGTGTTTGACCACGTACTTTTGATTAGGTGCTAGCAGTATCTCAAATTCTTTTATACCGTATGACCAGAACGGCTGCTTTTGAGAGTACATGAAATTAAGACCTTTTGGCAAGTCAATTCTTAGCAGTATATCTCCTGCACCATTAAACTGGTTTGCTTTGTTGACGTACAAAGACGTAGATGCAAATTGACGCCAGCTTACGACACCGCCAACCAACTTTCTGGCATTTTTAAGATCTGTCTCGTCTGTCAACTTGACACCCTTGACTCCTTTTATCTTATTAAACAAGGTGTAAGGCGTGCCCCCTCGATATACTACGATCTTTTGAGGAGTCTGCAACTTTTTCATTGCTTTTGTAAGATGTACCTTCATTTGATTGTACATGTCTAGAGCAGCACCACTAAAAGCTTCTGACGCCTTCTTAGGACCAAGACGCATGTATTGATTAAAATTGTCACTATGATTTGTGTAGGCAGCAATTGCGTCTTTTTCTTTTTTTGTAAAAGTCTTAGGATCTGCTGTTAAATCCTCTTGCAAAATTTTTTCAGCTTTACTGGCTGAAAATGCTTGTATGGGGACCCCCCGCTTTTCAGTAGCCTTTTGTGCCGCCTCGGTAAAAGCATTGTTGGTAGTAAGCTTGATGCGCCTCTCGTAAAGCTGTCTCTTTATAATCGAGGCATTTCTTATGCCAGCCGAATCGACGACGTCATCGATCATTTGCTGCGGCGTAGAAAACAGCTCTATGGCAGCATCCTCGTTTCCTCGATAAAACTGGTTGAGGTTGAAAGACTCTGACTCTGAGGCATACGCTGGATTAAATGTCTCAAACACCTGGTGCGTAGTAGGAGCAACTGTAGGATCTACCATGCTTGATACTTCACTAAACTCACTGTCTAGTTGTTTGTAGCCGCCCTGAGCACGATATAGCAACGCGCCTCCAGGGTCTATCCTCATAACTTTACCGCTAGGATGAAGTACGAGATTGAAATTAGGAGCATTTCCAACCACATCCCTATTTCCAAGATACATGTCAATAATTCCATGTTTTAAAAAATCCTGTCTGATGTCATCAGGAAGGGCCCTAAATTGATCAGGAGTAATCATCTTTGCTCCTGGTATCATCTGTGAGGCCACTCCGATAAATTTACCTTCCTTGTTAGCCACTAACGTGGTAGTAGGAAAAGGTACGTTAAACAAACGGTAAAGCTGAGCAGCAACAAACTCACTTACTGCCTGGTCTGCGTTAGATGGAAATTTGACGTAGTACTCGATGTTTGTTGCCTTGTCTCTGTAGACTCCTCCCTTTTGCGTGCCAGCTTGTTCTCCAATCTGTTCTAAGTTGTCAATCAGCAATGCTTCTGGCAGCTCTATCTGTGCTGGATCAGTGTTGACAAAATCACCCTCGTTGTAATTTATGTCTGGCTCAGGGGTTCCTACTGGCTCGTCTAACTGTCTGGCGGCTGTACCTAAGCTTTCGACTGCGTCTACTGCTTCTTTTTTACCCAGATCAACGGGTACACCTTCGCCTAAATCGGCAAGCTGAAGTGTCTTGTCTCCCCACTCGATGTCAGTAATCTCATTTTTTTGAAGCAGCTCATTAAATTTTTTTTGAAAATCTTGTTTGACAGGACTGCCTAAATTATCACCCATTTTCATGACGATCATTAGGTCCGCATCAGGAGGCGGTTTAAACTCTCCAAGGTCAGCTACCTCGTCAGCAGTCTCCTCAATTGCTGCAATTTCTTCCCGGATCTTTTTAAGTCTTTCCGGTGGTACTTCTGAAGTAATTTCTTGAACTTGCTCTTCTGCCTTTACTCGTTCCTCTGGAGTGATCTCTGCTCCACGCCTTGCTTTTTGATAGACCAGAAGCAGTGGTGCCTCTGTCTCTACGGCCGAGTGATCTATGGTCTTAGCCTTTGTCTCTAGGTACGTGGCAAATGCCTGCATGAAGTCTTCAGTAGTAGCACCACCTGGCAACTGTGCTCGTTGCTGAGGAGTCAGTTCACTTATCACTCTCCTCACGATCTCTGCCTCTCT